CAACAATCAAATTGCAGTTGGTTACCATGCTGGCAGTTATAATCAAGGTAATGATGCTGTGGCCATTGGTACTTATACTGGTGAACAAAATCAAGAAAATCGTGCAGTGGCCATTGGCTACGGTGGCGGCGAGTGTAATCAAAGCTACGGTTCGGTCGCAGTTGGTGAATACGCAGGACGTTGGGGCCAAGGTGAGCATTCGGTGGCCATTGGCTCGTGTGCAGGTAATTGCGATCAAAGTTATGTTGCTACCGCAGTTGGTCGTGCCGCTGGTAATTGCAGTCAAGGCACAGGTGCCACAGCAGTTGGACACTTAGCAGGTTATTGCTGCCAAGGTTATCACGCCACATCAGTGGGTCGTAGAGCCGGTATGTATTGCCAAGAACAATATGCGGTTGCTGTGGGTGCAGATGCAGGACATTATTGCCAAGGTCAAGGGTCCATTGCCATTGGTCAAGGTGCTGGTGAATACTGCCAAGGTTGCCATTCAATTGCGATTGGTGTTTGTGCAGGCAGCGGCTGTTGCGGATGTAACCAAGGCTGTAGTGCCATTGCCATTGGGCGAGCCGCCGGTTATTGCTGTCAAGGCGACGACACCGTGGCCATTGGACACAATGCTGGTTATCGTAATCAAAACAATCATGCTGTGGCCATTGGTCACTATGCCGGCAAGTACAATCAGTGCTATGCATCAGTGGCCATTGGCAACTGGGCTGGATATTGCTGCCAGTGTGAACAGTCAGTGGCCATCGGCAACTATGCCGCACAATATTGCCAATGCTGCCAATCAGTGGCTATTGGACCGTACGCTGGACGGTACTGTCAAGGCAATGGGGCTGTGGCCATTGGTGAATATGCAGGTCAAGGCTATTGCGACTGCTGCGGCTGTGGCAGTTGCCGCAGTGGAGGCCAAGGCGATCACTCGGTGGCTATCGGATCATGTGCTGCCAGTTATAATCAAAATTCTGATGCCATTGCCATCGGTCGTGCCGCCGGCAATGCGTGTCAAGGCGAAGACACAGTGGCCATTGGACACCAAGCTGGTTATTGCTGCCAAAGCAATCATGCTGTGGCCATCGGTTATCAAGCTGGTCAATATAACCAATCGTATTCATCGGTGGCCATTGGCAATCATGCAGGACAATGCTGCCAATGCCAAAACGCAGTGGCCATTGGTAGTTATGCTGGTGAAAACTGCCAAGGCGAATATGCAGTGGCCATCGGCTACAAAGCTGGTCAATGCTGTCAAATGACAAATAGTATTGTAATCAATGCCAGTAGCTCCACATTGAATACAACCAACCAAGGTTTGTACATCAACCCTGTGCGTGAAGATATTGCCAATACAACATACAGTGTCTATTACGATGAAGAGACGCATGAGTTGACTTATACAGTTTCTGCAGCCGGTGTATTGGAACAGAATTTGCAGTCGGCCAACGGTGATTATACTCTGGCACTGACAGACATTGGCAAACACATTTACAAAACAGGTACAGGTGCAGTGTTGGTTCCGACCAATGCCAGTGTAGAGTTTCCTGTAGGAACAACCATTACCTTAGTCACAGGCAGCTCACACTCGACCACTGTACAGTCAGCCAACAGTGGAGTCACTACCCTGATACTGAGCAAGTTTGGTGCAGATGCCAGTATTAATATACCAGCAGACACTTATGTCACAATCCTTAAAGTGGAAACAGACAAGTGGATGGTTCAAAACTAATCAGATAAATAACGTATACAGAGGAAAACAAAATGCCACAATTTAATATCACAGCAACTTCAGCTACAGCCAATGTCAACAATGTGATTGGACAAACAGTCAGCAACACAGACAAAAAGCGTTATCCAACTCCTGCAGAATTTGCAGATCAGGCTGCCGCTCAAGCTAATGCTGACAAGTATGCTAAAAGCCTATGTCACGAAGACCATCTAAAGGTTTGGGACTGGGTTGGCACTGCTACCCCAGTCTAATCGGGTTCGGTTGACGTAATTATGGCAGTGGATGATGCTTTGTCCACTGCCATATATCCTTCACAAGCAAAATTCCAGTTATCATTTCCCTGACCATCTCCGGTCACTTCATCATACACAGGCACTGAAATTCTCACGTGCTTGACAATAAACTGTTTACCATTTTCAAACACACGCCATACGTGTTCAGCAGTACCAAATCCCGGCTGACCTCTGTTTTTGTTAAATCTAATGTGATATTTGTTCATGGTTAATCCTCAATTCCGGCTCTTGCTATTTGTAAACAACTCTTGCATCGGCCGCAAGCATCAATTGTTGTTTCGTTGTAAATAGGAGTTCGACAACTCCAAAACTTATCTCTTAGTGATTCGGGCAACGAATCGTATATCTCACGTTTGGTCAAGTTCAACACAGGATATATTTTCTCTACTGAAGTAAATGCACCCAATATGTTATTGGCACGGTGTCTACGCTCTTCTAGCGCATGATTACTGTCGGTAGCATTCATGCCCATGGCCACTTTTGTTATTGCGGGATTGACACTACAAATGTATCCGGCAAAAAAGTTCATGGTGTCTGAGTCGTACAAGAACTGTTGGTTATAGGTCGGTGCGGCAATGGCACTGGTGCTGTACTCAAACTCAAAGCCCAGTCTGCGTAGCTCTGCTAGAGCTTGCTCAACTACCACGGCTTCGGCCCGATCTCGATTTTCTATGTTTCGGTTATGAACATGATGTATGTGTAGATCATACGCCTGATATGCGGCATCAGTTAGCATATGATATATCATTCCTAGACTATCCAGTCCTCCGGAATACATGGCTAAGATTGTTTTTGATTCCATATGTAAAATGAGTAAACTTGGTTTATTTTGTGTTCTTGGGGCACTGGTGTTAATTCTTCTGCACGTGGGAAATAGACAGCATAGGTAGTGGGCCACGAAGGGTTCAAAAATGTACGACTAACAAACCTATCACAGTTATTTAATACCGTGGGCAACAAACGATCTGCAAACTCCTTGCCGTAGCTCAGACCGCCATCGATGATGACAGTATCCCAATAACTATCCATGCTGAACCAATCTCTTTGCCGGATTTTGGGATCATCATACACAGGTTCAAGATCCCAGGCTTCAGTACACAAAGGCAGTAAAAGTCGTGTGCTACCTAACAGCAACACACGCCCTGAGCAGAAATTTTTGAATACATCATAGTCATCTAGGTTGGGTGCCGCTGGCCAAACAAGACTCTGCCAAAACTCTCGTGACACTTTAGATCACAGTGACATCTGGCACAGGTGCAGTCTTTGGCGGCAAGTCTCGAACACCTAGATTAAAATGCACTAGACGTGTGGGACTTTTGATAGCGGTTCTTGTCACGCTGTGCGGCAACCAAGAATTAAACAAATACATCATGCCAGGTTTGGGCACAAACAATGCTGTACTACTGGCCAAGGTAATTTTGCCTAGATCTGCTTCGGGCAAGTTGATCTGATTCTTGCCATAGCGTGGATCGTGTACAGCAACCTTACACCCGTTTTCTGGACAGTCTAAAAAATACATTCCGGTGATTTGGGCACCACGACTATGTATGTGTTCATCGTGTCCATTGTATTGATTGTGTTCTTGCGTCCACATTTCTTGTATGTAGGTGCCAAGATTGGCCACGTCGTGTCCTTGACTGTTGAGTATGGTCCAGGCCGCCTGTGCAATATAGCCGGTAAATGCGGACAATTGGGGTTCGTGTGGGTACCCATTGGTCTGTATAGGATACAAGGGATCTGGTTTGGGCTCACTGTTTTTTCTTTGTGCCAAATACCGCTGGCTTACTTTTCGTACAGCGTCTAAAAATTCTGGCTTGTCGACCGAATAAATCACGCTAGGAAAGTGTTCGTGTGGGGTTAGGATGTCGCTCATACAGTACTTATTTGCGCCATTTCAAGCTCAAACTATTTGTGATCTTGACTGTATTAGTGTATAATTACTAGATGCTAACAACGATACAAGATGCAGTACAACAGTTCCTGCCCGCCAAAAGGAAAACAGCATCAAATGGCTGGATCAGTTTTAATGCACCCTGTTGCGACCATAATGGTGAAAGCCGAGACACACGCAGTCGTGGCGGTATCATCAGTAACCCAGATGGCGGTGTCAGCTATCATTGTTTCAACTGCAACTTCAAAGCCAGTTACACTCCGGGCTATCACCTAAACTACAAATTTCGTAAACTGTTGGCGTGGTTGGGCGCAGATGAAAACACAGTACGCCGCTTGGTGATTGATGCAGTTCGTATCAAAGACCTTGTGGGTGTTCCGGATACCAAACCGGTAGAACGTACAGAACTGACCATCAAACCCAGGCCCTTGCCTGCAGAAGCACAGACCCTACAGGCATGGGAAACTTTCCACACATTGAGTGCAGAAAATCCCACAGTGTACAATGTACCTGCGGTGTTTCATAACGCTGTGCTGTATCCAGCAGCCAGAGCCATTGATTTAAGTAAATATGATTTTTATTGGACTCCCGAGCGACAATACAACTTAGACAAACGAGTAATTGTGCCCTTTACTTGGCAGAATCAAATCATTGGCTATACTGCCCGCGCCACACAAGATGATGTCAAGCCCAAGTATCACAATAGTCACGAACCCAACTATGTGTTTAATGTGGATCGCCAACTGCCAGCGGCACGGTTTGTGATAGTGTGTGAAGGACCGTTTGACGCCATGAGCATAGACGGTGTGGCCATATTGAGTAATCAATGCAATGAGACACAGGCCGATGTGATCGATGCTCTGGGCCGAGAAGTCATTGTTGTGCCTGATTCGGATCGTGCCGGCGCCAAGTTGATTGATGCGGCCATTGAGTATGGATGGACAGTGAGCTTTCCCATATGGATGGACACCTGCAAAGACATCAATGAGGCTGTGGTCAAGCACGGTCGATTGTTTGTGCTCAAGAGCATACTGGAAGCCAGAGAAACCTCCAGATTAAAGATTGAACTCAAAAAGAAAAGACTATATAATTAACTATGACAAGATTCTGCTTTAGTGGTTGCTCACTCACATATGGTGAGGGATTAAACGATACCAAAGAAAACTATGCCAGTTTGGTTGCTGACTCGCAATCGGCTGTACTAAAGAATATCGCAGTACCCGGCAATGCCAACAGCAAAATTTTTATAGAATCAATGAATGAATTGTTGTTTGATACACCTGATGTGCTGTTTGTTCAATGGTCCGAATTGAGTAGGCATTGGTTATATCCAGCATTGGATTTGGAGTTTCCAATCACTGCTGGTATACGTAATGATTTGAAGTATTTGGATTTTTTCCTTCCGCAACAGCAAGCAAAGGAATTCATTGACATGTTTCGTTATCTAAATCATGACTATCACAATATTTTGTCAGTAATAAACTATTGCAAGATATTGGAAAATGTAGCCAAGGACAAATGCCGTCTGATTTTTATCAACGGATTGATTCCGTGGACACCCGAACTGCGATATCCAGAATCTGCCAGAGATCCTCAACGCTACTTTAGCGAATATACAAAAAATCTTTTGTGCATTGACCGACTGCCCGACGATGATATAAAGAAATTTTTTGAAGCAATATCGACTGAAATTGTAAAATTAGACAAGTCAAAATGGATCAACATGTTCTCGACTATCATGGACAGTGCAGTAGATCTAGGCACAGATAACATACATCCAGGGCCTGCGACTCACCAAAATTTAGCCAACAATATTATTAAATATCTAACAAAATGAACAAAGAATACACAGTAGACCTACAGAGATTATTTCTAGAAATGATGCTGGAAGATGCCACAGCCTATGTGCGGGTACAAAACATCTTTAACTCAGAAAATTTTGATCGCAGTCTAAGAGCAGTTGCAGAGTTTATCAAAACACATACAGATAGTCATCGCACCATACCAACACGTGACCAGATCCGAGCGGTCACTGGTGTAGAACTACAGGCAGTGCCGGATTTGGATAAAGGACACTATGACTGGTTCTTGGAAGAGTTTGAAGGATTCAGTCGCAGACAAGAATTGGAACGTGCTATTTTAAAAGCCGCAGACCTGATTGAAAAAGGCGAATATGATCCTGTGGAAAAACTGATCAAGGATGCAGTACACATCAGTCTTACCAGAGACATGGGCACAGACTATTTTGCAGATCCTGCAGAACGCATCAACAGATACTTCAACGCCGGTGGACAGGTTAGCACAGGATGGCCACAACTGGATCGACTGTTGTATGGTGGATTCAGTCGTGGTGAACTCAACATCTTCGCTGGAGGATCGGGTTCAGGTAAATCCTTGGTCATGATGAACATTGCCTTGAACTGGGTACAATCTGGACTCAACGGTGTTTATATCACACTGGAGTTGAGCGAAGAATTGACCAGTCTGCGTACAGATGCCATGTTGTCCAACATGAGTACCAAGGACATACGCAAGGACATTGATACTGCCACACTCAAGGTCAAGATGGTGGGCAAGAAGTCAGGCACATATCAAGTCAAAGGTATGCCGGCACAGAGCAACATCAATGACATTCGTGCTTATTTGAAAGAGTATCAGATACAGACAGGGCGTAGTGTAGACTTTATCATGATCGACTACCTGGACTTGTTGATGCCGGTCAGTGCCAAAGTATCGCCCAATGATCTGTTTGTCAAGGACAAGTATGTGAGTGAAGAACTACGTAATCTGGCCAAAGAATTAGGTATGCTCATGGTCACGGCGTCACAGTTGAATCGATCAGCAGTTGAAGAAGTTGAATTTGACCATAGTCATATATCGGGCGGTATTAGTAAGATCAACACCGCAGACAACGTGTTTGGTATCTTTACCAGCAGAGCCATGAAAGAACGTGGACGCTATCAAATCCAGTGTATGAAGTCTCGTAGTAGCACAGGTGTTGGACAAAAGGTTGATTTGAGCTACAACATTGATACCATGCGTATCACAGACGAAGGCGAAAGTGCAGGAGATGGTACCACAGGGTCTAGAATTGGCAGTATCATGACGCAGATCAAGGGCAAACCCATGCCCACTGAAGATGGCGCTGAACCGGTCAAATGGGTCAAGGCCGAGCCCAAACCAGGATTCAGTTTGGAAGCCCCAGTGGGCGGTGAAGCACAAAGTCACAAACTCAAGGCAATGCTAGCAGGCTTAAAGAACAAAACTGAATAAATAGACTATATTGGAGCCTATCTTGCAAAAGCGTACCCGTAGTATCTTGGACGAACTGGACAGCCTGTTGACCCATAGAGACAAACAAAATCTTGTGGAAAGTCGTGCCAACCATGTGATCCAAGGTGCCATTAATCTGGTCAACTACATACGTGAAAACTACGATGCCGAACAGGCCGCCGAGTTAGAACGTAGACTACTCAACAGCATACGCAGTCAAGATGCCGCCAAATTTACCCGTGGGGTCAGAAAGATACGCAATGAAGATTAAAGAAATTGACAATCAACACAAACTAGACGAAGGTGTAATGGACTCGTTAAGATCCGGAATCAATACCATCAAAGCCAATGCACCACTGGTCGGTCAAAAGGCACAGGGTCGAGCCACTAGAAATAGTGTGGCCGATAATCTTATTGGTAAATGGAATCAATCAGTGGCCATGGATCCCACTTTACAAAAAAACCCATCTGCTCTGCAACAGTTTGTACAAAAGGCCGCACCAAATATTCCAGATGTTCCTGCACCAACTGACATGACACCAAAGGGTGTTAATGAATATATTACCACGGTCACCGGACAGAGCCTGGCAGCTGCCATGAGAGACGCACCGGATGCCGACAATTGGACCGACAGAGCGTCAGCCAGTTTACGGGCACAGCCAACCAAAGAACCAATCAAAACTGACGTACCAGGGCTGACCATCACCGGCGGCGCCTCTAATCCAAATGCAGATCCAACATTGACTTTTTCTGGTAAAAATTACAGCATTGATGATGCATCAGGAAAATGGGTAGACGAAGCCGGTACACCGGCTAACGAAAAAATGCAAACCGTGTTTTATACGACTATGGGCAGATACACACGGGAGAATGCCAAACTTTTACAAGGATTCAACACCAGCGCCGGCCGAAACGCTGGACCAAGATTATCGTCTGGGGTATCCATAACCAGCGAAGAACCAATCATAATCAACTTCAAAAATACCGACTATGCATTGAACGATAACGGTATTTGGGCACCAGTCAAGAATCCCAAAAGACCAGAAAGCCAGGCTATGCAGGCCTTTTTGAACAAACAACATGATGCTTATTTAAATTCTGAGATACACGTACAACCACCGGCACCTGCACCACAAACTCAACCACCAGCACCTGCTCCAACACAACGACAATCTGATCAAGCAATACAATCATATAGAAACACCGATGCCATACTGCCCGCGGCACCCACTAACATAGATACTACAAACTCGGCACCGGCCGCAGATGTTCTTGCACAAAGACAAACCACACCTATTACTACCACAGACACACCGTCGGTAATGCGTAGAAGAAATGACCCAAGATTTGATCCTACACTCAATATGCCGCCACCGGAGGCTACAGCACCGACAGCACCGACCCCGACAGCGCCAATACCAATAGCACCAACAGCACCTACAAATATGTCAGCTACTGGCAATGCAACAGGTACCATGGCTGCAGGAAACGGTTCATATCAGGCACCAGGAAGAGTTATTCCGCCAAGCTCGTATTCTACACCTGCTACAAACACGGCTCTAGGGTGGGATGATCCAAAGAGTTCTCAATATGTTGGGCGCAGAGAAGTTGCACGGAGACGTGCCGCGGCTCAAGCAGAACCTTCATTTCTAAATCAGCCAGTAAGTCAACTTGAAGACAGTATTGACCTTGGCGAAGTGTTGTGGCGCAAAATGAAATCCCGAAGAAGATGATACTATTAGAAGGCGGCAACGCCATACCCACAAGTCGCCCTGTAGCCAAAGAAGATGTGCCTGCAGTGGTTGCTATTGCTCAACGACTGGCACCGCCTGCCTTGTTAAAACGTATGCAGACTGATATCGGTTCAGCAGGCTACAAGGTAGAGTCAGGCGATATTGATCTAATGGTTGAAGCTGAAGATGTTGTGACTTTGTTCAAAACCCAAGACGCAAAGGATCCAGTCAAGGCCGCCAAACAGGCCTTGGCGCAGTTCTTTGCTGCCAAAAATATTGAAGCCAATGTCAACGGACGCAATGTCAGCATTGGTGTTCCTTATGCCAGCAAAGTCACAGATGGTGGTTATGCACAGGTTGACCTAATGGTCATACACGATGTACACATTGTTGCACCCTATCATCAACACGGTCCCAGAGGCATGTATGCAGATCCGGACTTTCGAGGTTCTCCCATATTCTTGTTGATCAGCAGTATTGCCAAATCATTGAACTTGAAGTTTGATGCATTTGGTGCCAAACTGATAAGTCGTGAAGACAACACGGTGGTCGCCCGTGAGAGAGATGCTGTGGCCAAAATACTTTTGAATCCACAGGCCAATGCCGACGACTTGAACAGTGTAAAAACAATCATGGCCAGTCTAGCTAACGATCCCAACCGTGATGCCAAATTGGCACAGGCACGTGATGATCAGGCCAAGGGCCTGCTGACACTGCCCGAAAGTGTACAGCCCGGCAGCACACAATGGCTGCGACAGATCAGCGAGATGTTTCGATGAGAGCCAGAGAATTACTAGTAGAAGCTGCCAAGATTGGACGCGAGTTTAATCACCTAGAGGATCTTGTGTTCACAGAAGGATCTGCAGGCGCAGACCGTGCGCTGGAATACTTACGTCACATGGCCACAGAAGCCACTGGCAAAGACTACAGTCTAAAGTGGGACGGCAACCCCACGGTGTACTGGGGCAGAGAGCCCAACGGTCAGTTTGTGTTTGTGGGCAAAAACAACTGGGACAAAGCAGATCAAGGCGGCTTTGCTACCAGTCCCGACGAACTAGAACAGTTTATCATGAGTCGTGGCAAGGGTGAAGATTGGCGAGCACAGTTTGCCGCAGACATGGCTTCTGCTTGGCACATATTTGAAGCCGGTACTCCAGAAAACTTTCGTGGTTATTTCTTTGGTGACATGTTGTTTTATCCAGGCAAACCATACGATGTCAAACGTCAAGAGCTGGTGTTTACTCCCAACAAAGTGACCTATATGGTACCAGTGGCCGATGATCAAGGTAATCCCGTTGAACTGGGAAATCTGCTGTACAAAGCCAAAGCCGCAGTGGTAGTACACAAATATCTAAAACGTTTTGGCGACAAGGATGCAGGCAAGATGCCTCGGTTAGAACAATTCCGGACCAGTCAAGGACTATACTATCCCTCTGCCAGTTCACAGTTGGTCATACTGGGATCTTACTTTGCAGATCAAGGTGCAGTGATTGACGCCAACTATGTCAAGTCACTAAAACTGTCGGCTCGTACACGCAAAGCGGTGGATGCATTTTTATCGGGTGTACCCGGGTTGTCCAGTCCCGGCAGTGATATCTATGCGTTTGTTAACACCAAGAGCAAAGAAGGCAACTTGGAAGGTCTTGAATCGCAGTTTTTACCTTGGGTACAGACCACACTGGGCCCTAAAAAGATGCAGGCCTTTGTGGACAAAATAGAAACCAACCCCGATGGTTTGAAGGCGGTATTTGGCTTAGTTGAATCCATTAGAGATATCAAGAACGACATCATTGATCAATTGGATCAACAAACACCGCAGATACGTACCTCAACTGAAGGTGTTCCTGGCGGCGAGGGTTGGGTATATCGAGATACCAAACTGGTACCTAGACATCGTTGGACACCTAATTGAGCTGGTTTTTGTTGCAGATGATAAATATTTGCATGCGTATTACGCAACCATTACAGGAGAAATAAAATGGCAGTATTCCAAAGAGCAAACGGCAACACCGGTGGTGTATTTAACATTGGCGCAGGTCGTCACTTTTCAAACGCAACCATCATCAACACAGGCATTGCGGCCCCAATCCAAGCATTCAAGATCACCGCTACAGGCGGTAACTTGGCAGCAGAACTTGGCGGACCAAACGGTTCTGGCGTTTCTGGTGCAGTTGAAACATTGTTGAACGTTGTTGCGGCAAATGCAACAGTTATAGCATATCAAGTTGATACAGGCAGTCAGTTGAGCGTTATCACAGAACGCAGTTCAGACACAGCCGCTACTTTACAAGCAGCCATCCGCTTGCTGAGTTCTAACATTGGTGCATACAGTGCAGTTGATGCAACAGCCGCAGTGGTCAGTAGCACAGGTGGTATCAAACTAGCCTAATAGCTACTTGATCCAAAGAAGGCACTTTTTAGTGCCTTTTTTTACGACTATAAATATCTGTATGCAACACATCACCGGCATTACTCTAGTGGACATCACACAAACAGGCGTGACCAGAACCAGGGGCGATGGTGATCAGGCACGTGACCAACAACGTAATTGGGAAACAGTACTACAATGCATTGGTATACGTGCTCAGCCGTTGGACATGATTGGCCCCATATATCAAGATGTTGACCTAGAAGGCAGCGACTTTGGAGAAATGTATTCGGGTGTGCATCGAGTATGGTTCTGGTCTTTCAGTACAGAACATTCCGATGTCTGGCTCAAGGACGAAAAGGTCTTGCACTACCTGGAACAAGATTTTGACGAAGTGCCGATCATCATGGGTCTTGAAGAAACAGCCCGATTCATATTACCCATATTCTATACCAAAGGTGCTATTAAAAACGTGTTTTTTAGATTAGGCCGCATTGACTTAAATAGTAATTGATATCTACCTAATCTTCACTTGTCATGGCTCATTGTTAAATACACTATATCAGATATCACAACTAACAAGGATATGAGCCATGGCCGCCGAAATTGAAAAAGAAAGTTTGGAAACACACGTGGAGCTGTGTGCTCTACGCTACACCAATCTAGAAAATAAATTGAACAATCTTGAACACAAGGTTGGTAAACTGGAAGAACATCTCATGTTCATTAGAGAGAGCTTGTCCGGTGCTCCTGAATCAGCAAACAAAACCATAATCACCATAGGCACAGCCTTGGTTGGCGCATTGACCACAGGTATCATTGTGATCTTGGTCAACTTCATAAACAAATAAAAATGAAAATTGTAGAACTAGTAAATAAAATTAGTGTGCCAATCACCAATGAAGAAGCAGACGTATTGGGCATATTCGAACATCACTCAGAAGTACAAAAACAAGATTTGTCACCCAGAGAACAAATGATTGCAAATCACCTGGTAAACAAAGACATACTATACAGAATAAATGAAACAGGCCGAATCACCTACAAAAAGAAATAAAAAAACGCTGGCAGATCAACGCATTGATCTTGCCGCAGATGTAATCACGCAATACGTAAAATACTGGACCGAAACAGAACTAAAAAGATTAACCATAGACGAAAACTTACCCGTGTGTTTGCCCCTGGGCAACCGCGGGTTTTTAATTGGTTATTACAAGGTATTGAGTGTGGGCAAGCACTGTTGGCGTGTATTGGATCGCAATGATGAATTGGTTCATGATTTTGGTCGTAAGCTGAGTGCGATATTTTATTGTTTGGCCCTACAGGACAACCGACTGAATCTAGCTAGAAACATACTGACAGCTGATGCAGAAGTCAGCAGATTGGAGCTAGATCAAGATACCTATGCCAATACTCGCCGCACCAGTCTAAAAAAGCAAGACTATTTTCGTGCAGATCTAGCCAATATGCGCTACATAAATGCTCGATATCAACTGGATTATGCAAATCAAGAATTAGAAAAAACTATAAATACTGCTAAATATTTGAAAGTTCAGGAAAGACTACTATGAGACTACAAGAAATGGGCACCAAGCCTTCCGCAAAAAAACTAAACCAAGTGGTCGAAAGTCGCTTTGGTTATGCCATTGACTTTGATAAACTGACGTTTAAAAAAGCCTACCGACTAGCCAGTGGTCTAAGCGAAAGCATTGACCAAGTTCGTCGTAGCCACGGCGCCGGCGCCGTAGAGAAAAACTCTACCTACATGGAAATGCTGATGGTACGCGAAAGCATACACAGCTGGATGCGTGAAAATCAGCAACAGTTTGTTACTGAAAGCGAAATGGCCAAATCAGAAGCCATCCTGGCTGCCAAGAACATTGTTGACAGTGTCCAAGACATGTTAGAAAAAATCAGCAAACTACAAAGCGAGCAAATGCCGGCCCTGTTGGACAGCATCCGTGACCAAATTGGCGCCCAACAAGCTGAACAATTCAAAACAGCAATGACTCCCATGATCACTGATCTGTCTGCACAACTGGGTGCTGCCAGAGAAACAGCCGACACAGCAAGTCGTGCATTGGCTGGTGAACAAGTTGCACAGCCCATGGACATGGGAATGGGCAGCAGCCTAGGCGGAGACGAAATGGCTGGTATGGCCGCAGGCGAAGTTCCTGGTGGTGTGCCTCCGGTTAGCGACCTCGATGCTGGTGACGAGTTTGCTGCCACTGATGCTGCCGCAGGCGGCCCAGAGGCACTGGGCAGAGAGCGTCGCTAATGAGACTACGCGAATTCTCAGACTTTCATGCTGAGATGATTGAGGACGAAGCGGTTGATCGCGGCGACGCCAATCTTATTTCGGCCTTGGAGTTCCTAAAAGGTCGTGCAGGTAACCAACACCTGGTGCCAAAGATTCGTGTAGATGCCTTGATCAACATGGTACAAGGCATTCCTGGTTCTGAAGCCTTTAATCTTGAAGCTCTATTGGACGCATTCAAAACCAATGACACCGTCAAAAACTTTGTCAAAGACATCAGTGATGATGACAATGGAACCAAATATGTTTATCTACAGAGCAATGCCGAAGATGATTTTTCGGCTGTGCCTGGAGACATGAACGCACCCAGAACCCCACCAGAAAAGACCGTGGGCGCAATGGCTAAATCGGCTCTTGCAAATCGTAGTTAATTCCTGTACAATGTAAATAACTGTATAAGACAGTCAACATTTCTGCCCTCTGTGGCGTTGTATATGTACAGTCTTAAAGGAGATAGTTATGAAAAAAATCCTAGCGTTAACATTGATATTGGTCAGCACTTGTGCATTGGCTCAACCAGGCTTCAGGTATCATCACCATCATGGATACTATCCAGGATACAATTACGGTTGGGTAGCCCCCACCATCATTGGTGGTGTGATTGGCTATGAAATAGCACGTAACCAACCTCCGGTGATCGTACAACAACCGGTGATCGTACAACCCGCTCCTGTGCCTCCTGCCACTGTGTACTATGGGCAAACACAAAACTGCACCTCCTGGACCGAAGTACAAAACTCTGATGGCACTATTACTAGAACAAGGACCTGCTCACAATGAAACTACAACAACTAAGACACAAACTATACAGAGCCATCTTTGCACACGATAGTGCAAAAGAAAAAAAGATTTGGTTCAAGATTCTTCGTAAATCCGCCAAACACAAACACACCGAAGACATAAGATAATGGCATATTCAAATAAAGTAATTGACCATTATGAGAATCCACGCAACGTGGGCAAATTTGACGCCAACGATGCTGATGTGGGCACCGGCATGGTCGGCGCACCAGCTTGTGGTGACGTGATGAAATTACAGATAAAGGTAGATGAACATGGTATTATTAGAGATGCTCGTTTCAAAACATATGGATGCGGATCTGCAATCGCTTCCTCCTCGCTCATCACAGAGCTGGTCAAAGGAATGTCGTTGGACCAGGCTTCAAGTATTAAAAACAGCGACATCGCCGAGGAGTTGGCTCTTCCACCTGTTAAAATACATTGCAGTATCCTCGCCGAAGACGCCATCAAAGCCGCAGTAGCCGACTATCGCAAAAAGCATGATCTCATTAACTGATGCGGCACGAACAAAAATAAAAAAACTATTGGATGCCACGGGCCATGCCGGTATACGACTTGGTGTAAAAACTACAGGTTGCTCAGGACTGGCTTATGTGTTAGAATATGTACGAGAGTACACGCCAGAACAGTATGTGATCAATTATGCACAGCCTGATTTTGTAGTCTTGGTCAATGCCAAAGATAACGTTTACCTACAAAATATGACAGTAGATTATGTGCGACAAGGCCTAAATGAAGGCTTTGAATTTCGTAACCCCAACGAACGCGACCGATGTGGTTGCGGAGAAAGTTTTAGAGTTTAATGATTATCAAAAAATATGATTACACGCCTCTTGCAAGAGAAAGTGTTGAAGGTAAACGCCACTATGCATTACCAGATGGTAGCAAAGTTCCCAGCGTTACCACTATCCTAGATCGTACCAAAAGCGAAGAAAGCCGTCAAGCTCTGGCCAATTGGCGTCGGGCAGTGGGCGAAGATCGGGCACAACAGATTGTTACAGAAGCTGCCAATCGTGGCACACGTATGCACACCTACTTGGAACGTTATGTCAAAGAAGATGACATTGGCGATTTCCCCTCAAATCCGTTTGCACAGCCCTCGTGGTTCATGGCTGCTGAAGTCATACTCAAAGGCTTGTGTCATGCCAACGAATACTGGGGTTCAGAAGTTCCCCTGTATTATAGTGGATTATATGCTGGTACCACAGATCTTGTGGGAGTATGGAAAGGTCGGCCCGCTATCATGGACTTCAAGCAGAGTAACAAGGTCAAGAAGCGCGAATACATTGGTGATTACTTTATACAGTTGGCAGCCTATGCGGCAGCACACAACGAAACCCACGGAACTGACATTAACACGGGTGTTATTCTCATGTGTGTCAAACCCCGAGACCAATCAGAAACGCCGCAATACCTAGAGTTTGAACTGGGTCCTGATGAATTTGCCTACTGGCACACAGAATGGATGAAACGAGTAGAGCAGTATTACAGGATGAACTAAATACACAATACAAGTATTTAGGAACGAATTATGGCAGTAGTGCAAATCTCGAGAATACAGCATCGTCGAGGACTTCAAGAAAACTTTCCGCAATTGGCCAGTGCAGAGCTGGGTTGGAGTGTTGACAAACGACGATTGTTTATCGGCAATGGTACCGTAGAAGAAGGCGCACCTACCACAGGTGTCACAGAGATTCTTACAGAATACAGTGATGTGCTGTCACTGGGTCGCAATTACACATTCAAAGGCTTGTTGGCCGGTTTCCAAGTTTTAACTGGACCAGACGCCAACAATCCCATTATTCGTACCTTACAAGACAAACTAGATGACTTTGTTAGTGTACGTGACTTTGGTGCGGTAGGTGATGGAGTTGCTGATGATACCGCGGCCATACAACGTGCTCTTGATCGGCCCTTAGGCACAGCCAGTGCAGGTGGCAGCAGTATCACACATAGAACAATTTACTTCCCGGCCGGCACTTACCTTATTACAGATACTATCAAACTTCCTCCGTTTACACGTATTCAAGGTGAAGGTAAAACATCTAGTACAATTATTGCTAGAAATATTCCTCGCAAAAACACAGTGTACGACACCGGCAATGAATTGACATCAACTTATCTAACCGACACCGGCGCCATGATTTTGGTCGTTGATCAATTTGGGCAATCAGGTCAATATTATGGTGCTCGTGTAAATGGTGTTAGACCTTACAGTCTCGAATATCATGTGAGCGATATTGGATTCTATCAGACAGCCGACACCTATGATCAACCAGTGTTCCAGGCCGATGGCGGAACAACCATTGTGTTGTCCAACTGTTTGTTTCAAGGCGACCTAATTGACTACAATGATGATGGGTCAGGAACAGACAACTATTATACCAATCGTACGGATCCTGGCGTAGACGTTGGCATGGGCGCTGTGCTGTTGACTGGATGGTCCGACTACAAAGCTGTTCGCGATGTTAGAATACACGACTGTGAAATCACACGCATGAACTATGGTATTCAAACTGTGGGTGAAATCCGCAATCTTGAAATTACCAGCAGTTACTTTGATCAATGTTACCATCATATCAATCTTGGAGTTGATGCTCCTCAATTCCAGATAGATGGAAACTATGTCACTTACGGCGTCAGCATCGTGGGCAATTATTTTAGATACAGCGGTGCACAATCTATCATAGTTGGCGAATCAGCTAAAAATGTGACCACCTCATCAAATTCGTTTGCTGGTGCAGCCTATGGCTATAGAGCCGGTGATGGCCCATTAGTTCCGGCCATTGAATTCTTGTCCAATGGTCACTACAGCATGGGTGATGTATTTGATAACTATCTTACCACCGACCATGGAGTTCCTAATGTGGAAACCAACGGTCATGATTGTGTGGTAGTGGGTGCAGACAGAAACGGTATCACCAACGGTCTATCAACAGAACGCAGTGCTGTTACAACGGCATTGGATGCCGCCATGTCAATGACCAGTGTGGGGGTTCAGTATCTAGATTATGGTATTACCACAAACTTCACTGTCACTTACTCGGTACAACAAACTGGTGCGGTACGCAATGGCGTACTACATGTAAACAATTTCTTGGGTTCGTATACCTGGGACGATGAATACAATCAAAGTGACGGCATGGATTTTGCACTACAGGCCAACAGCACCACAGGTGATATTGAATACACTGCTGGTGAGAGTACTACATTAACCTACAAAATCAGTTTTATTAGAACATAACAATCAATGTGGAAACTTAAACCCGGAGAGCGTCTGGCTCGCTGGCGTGATTTTCGAAAACAATTGGACACACAGAGTCTAGCAGAAGCCATTCAGGCCACCGCAGACTTCTGGGCCGGCTGTCCATTCACGCCTTACTATCTTGATGTCAAACAACCCGAAACTTGGCCAGATCCTTGGCAGTTGATTGACGAAAATTATTACTGTGATGTTGCAAAATGTCTAGGAATAGTGTATACTCTGTTGTTAACTGAGCATAGAAACAACGTTGAGTTCGAAATAAGAGTGTATTATGATCCCGAGGCCAGACTAACATATAATTTAGCTTGGCTCAACCAAGGGAAATATGTTCTTAATTTGGATAGTGCAGAGGTTGTAAATAACACATCAGTAGACAACAAATTAAAATTAGTTCATTGCTATACCAGCAGTGATTTGAATCTAGACCAGTATTGAAGAGGCATCAATGACAACTATACAAGTAACAAAAAGAAATAACGAGAAAGAAACACTGGACCTGGAGAAACTGCATCGTGTGGTGTTCTGGGCAACCGAAGGAATCACAGGTGTTAGTGCCAGTGAAGTAGAAATAAAAAGTCACATACAATTTTACAACGGCATCAGAACCTCAGACATTCAAGAAACCCTGATCAAGAGTGCCGCAGATCTAATCTCAGAAGAAACACCCAACTATCAATATGTAGCAGGTCGTCTGATCAACTATCATCTACGCAAACAAGTCTACAACAATTATGCTCCTTGGCCCTTGCTAGATCTGGTCAAGAAGAATGTGGAGTCTGGATTTTATGATGCAGGCCTTCTCGCCGCCTACTCTGTGGATGAGTGGAACACATTAAACACCTACATCAAACACGAGCGTGATGAAAACTTTACCTATGTGGCCATGGAACAGTGGCGCGGCAAGTACCTGGTACAGAATCGTGTGACCAATGAGATATTTGAAACACCGCAGATTGCATACATGTTGATCTCTGCGACCCTGTTCCAACATTACCCACAAGAAACTAGACTACAGTGGATCAAGGATTACTATGACGCTATCAGCAATCACGATATCTCTTTACCTACCCCTATTATGGCTGGTGTACGAACACCGCAAAAACAATTCAGCAGTTGTGTTCTTATTGAGTCTGATGACAGTCTTGATTCCATTAACGCTACTGCCAGCTCAATAGTAAAATATGTGAGTCAAAAGGCCGGTATCGGCATTGGTGCAGGCCGCATACGTGCCCTGGGTAGCCCTATTCGCAATGGCGATGCCTATCATACCGGTGTAGTGCCATTCTACAAATACTTCCAAACTGCCACACGCAGTTGTAGCCAAGGTGGTGTGCGTAATGGCGCCGCTACCCTGTACTATCCTGTTTGGCACCTGGAAGTTGAAGATCTCTTGGTACTAAAGAACAACAAGGGCACAGAGGATAATCGTGTACGTCACATGGATTACGGTGTCCAATTCAACAAGTTAATGTACGAAAGACTGATCACAGGAGGCGATATCACCTGTTTTAGTCCCCACGATGTGCCTGAAATGTACGAGGCCTTCTACAACAACCAAGAGCGTTTCAAAGAGTTATACGAACGTGCAGAACGCAATACCAAACTGCGTAAGAAAACATTCAAAGCCGCAGACCTATTCAGCCGCTTTATGCAGGAACGCAAAGACACAGGACGTATCTACTTACAAAATGTAGACCATGCCAACACACACAGTCCATTTGATGAGATGGTTGCACCTATCAAGATGTCAAACCTTTGTGCAGAAATTGACTTGCCAACTGTGCCACTCAAAGATGTCAACGATCCTGACGGACGTATTGCCTTGTGTACCTTGAGTGCAACCAACTGGGGCAATGTCCGAGAACCCCGAGACTTTGAACGTATGTGCCGTCTGGCAGTGCGCGGGTTGGATGCCCTGTTGAGTTATCAGAACTATCCAGTGTTGGCAGCCCGGTTGGCCACCGAAGAGTTTCGACCCTTGGGCGTGGGCATCATCAACTTTGCCTACTTCTTGGCCAAACACGACGTCAGCTACAGTGATCCACGTGCCTTGGCCTTGGTAGATGAATACGCCGAAGCCTGGTCATATTACTTGATCAAGGCATCAGCAGACCTAGCAGTTGAACAAGGAGCCTGTGGTCGTTGGCAAGATCTCAAGTCAGCCCAAGGCATATTGCCCATTGACACACGCAAGCCCGAAGTAGATGAATTGGTTCCTTATGTTGAGCGTATGCCCTGGGCCGAACTACGTGCTCAGGTACAACGCACAGGTCAACGCAATGCCACACTCATGGCTTTGATGCCAGCAGAGACTTCGGCACAGATTAGTAATGCCACCAACGGCATTGAGCCGCCGCGCAGTTTTGTCAGTGTCAAACAAAGCAAAGATGGTGCTTTAAGACAAGTTGTTCCTGAATACCGTCGTCTAAAAAACAAGTATGAACTGTTATGGGATCAGAAATCGCCCGAAGGTTATTTGAAACTGTGTGCAGTGCTACAAAAATACATTGATCAAGGCATAAGTGTAAATACTTCCTACAATCCACGCTTCTACACAGACGAAAAGATTCCCATGAGTGAGATGTTGCAACACCTGTTGCTGTGCTATCGACTGGGTTTGAAACAGTTGTACTATTTCCAGACCAATGACCAACAAGGCGAAATAGATGTCAGCAAACTGGTAGAAGCAGAACCTGCGGTCGTGTCTGATGACGCCGACTGTGACAGTTGCGTAATTTAAGGAAAAATAAAATGAGCGTATTCAATAACAACAAAATAGATCATACCCGTGCCCTTGCTTTCCTGGACCCCAGTGGCGGTCAAGGCATTCAGAGATTCGACACTTTAAAATATCGACAATTTGAAAAACTGACTGACAAACAGTTGGGCTTCTTCTGGAGACCCGAAGAAGTAGACGTGCTTCGTGACGCCAAAGACTTTAAGGATTTAACAAAACATGAACAGCATATCTTTACCAGCAATCTTAAACGTCAAATTCTTTTGGACAGTGTTCAAGGTCGCAGTCCCAATTTGGCTTTTCTTCCTCTTGCTACAATACCTGAACTGGAAACCTGGATCCAGACCTGGAGTTTCAATGAAACAATTCATAGCCGCAGTTACACGCACATCATTCGCAACGTGTTTGCCAACCCCAACATTGTGTTCGATGAACTTACCAGTATTGAAGAAATTGTTAATTGCGCCCGGGACATCAGCCGATACTACGATGAAGCCATCGAAGCCGGTCAATACTATAACCTATTGGGCGTAGGTACTCATACTGTCAACGGAAAAGAAATCACAGTGGATCTTTATGATCTTAAGAAAAAACTGTGGTTGTGTTTGAACAGTGTCAATGCCTTGGAAGGAATAAGATTTTATGTCAGCTTCGCTTGCAGTTGGGCCTTTGCTGAACTTAAAAAGATGGAAGGTAATGCCAAAATTATCAAGCTGATTGCCAGGGATGAAAACGTACATTTAGGTTCCACGCAGACTTTACTAAAATTGCTACCAACTGATGACCCTGACTATGCCACCATCCGCGAGGAAACTCGTGCCGAGTGTGAACAGATGTTTTTGAGTGCAGCCGCACAAGAAAAGGCCTGGGCACACTACCTATTCCGAGACGGCAGCATGATTGGTCTTAACGAAACCTTATTGAGTCAATATGTTGACTGGTTGACTTGTAAGCGCATGACCGCCGTGGGCCTCAGTTGTGGTATCAAGACCGGATCAAATCCTTTGCCTTGGACAGCCAAGTGGATTGCTGGTGCAGAAGTTCAAGTGGCACCCCAGGAAACTGAAATAAGTAGTTATGTGATCGGCGGAACCAAACAAGACGTCGACAACAACACATTCAAAGGATTTAGTTTATAAATGATCACAGTATATTCAAAAAACAACTGCCCGTTTTGCGATCAAGCAAAAAACCTACTAAAACTCAAAGGCATTGACTACAGCGAAATCAAAATTGATGAAGATCAAACAGCACGTGAGTTTGTGCTCAGTAAAGGGCATCGTACCGTTCCACAAATCTATCAAGATGGAGAACTGTTGGTCGAAGGTGGTTTTCAAGGCCTGCAACGGCAATCAAATGAATTTTTTCAAACACTAAAAGGCTAATATGTTAATCAACAAATCAAAAGTCGCCTGCGGCGACATTGTGGCGTTCAAGATCGTCAATGGAGACGAAATTGTAGGAAAATTGGTCAGCGAAACTGCTGATGCTTTTGAAATAGATCGTCCCTGTACAGTTATGCCCAGCCAACAGGGCATTGGATTGATTCAAAGCATGTTTACCAGCGACCCTAAAATTAGCATAAGTATTAGTAAGACACACGTGATCATGTATGCCCCTGTGATTCCACAAATGGAAAGTCATTACATTACGACCACCACAGGAATACAACAGATGCCCAAAGGTGGAATCATAACATAATGCCAGCAATATCTAGAGGCGGAGACATCAACACAGAAGGTGGGGCCATCATACCTGGCGCCAGCACGGTGTACGTCAATGGCATTCTAGTTGGACTGTTGGGTGATACTGTTACTTCACACAGTCCATATGGTCCGCCACATCCTCCGCACGAAGCTGCCACCATTGTGACCAGTAGCAGTACAGTATTTGCAGACGGAATACCTGTGGCCTGGGTCAGTAGTATCAACAGTTGTGGACATATTATTATCACCGGCAGCGATGATGTGGATGTAGGAAGCTAAAATGGCCATAACTTCAGCACAGACCATAGCAGTTGCAGGCTTGGTCAACGGCCAAGGCATCACCACCAGCCAAGACATGGGTTCGCAGTTTGGTACCAACGATTCCAAACCATTGGTCATTGCCATAGACAACCTGTATGCCGGCGGTG